TGTAGGGATGGCACCGGTCCATGGGTCCTTCTGAGGAATGATCCATGTACCATGATTGCAGGAACCGGTTCAGGCCCGGAAGGGAGCAGACCCACTGCGGCGCGGGTACGACCATACCGTCGGGTTAAAACACAATGTGTTTTGACGATTACTCGTCTACAACCCGCGGTTGATCGATACCGCGCCAGGCTCTCTTTGCCGTAAGGCGAGGGGAGCCAGCCCTCTGCGACCGGCCACGGTGGTGGAACCAGCCCATAAGGCCGTCCCATCCATCGTGTTCGACGCTACGCGCACGGTCAACAAGCACCAAAGCTTGTTGCTCATATCGTTGCAACTTAGTGTTATACCTGACTCTGCCTAGATTTCTCCATGGCAAAGCTGGGTGCCCGTACCCGGGCCGTAATCCAACGGCTACCGGGAACGGAACACTTGCAGCAACGAATCGCGCAGCACGCAGAAAACCTGCCTTGTGTAAACGGTTGGCGATATCCACCATCGGTGGTATCCGCTCGTCCCGCGACGACCGAGTGAACCCGAATTCTTTCGGGCGCACCGGGGCGACGTCGAATCCGTTAAAGTATTCGGCGCCGCACGATTCGCGGAACAGACCGTCTATACAAGTCTTAGCTCGGTTAGGCTTGAAGCCGCAAAGCTCCAAGCCCTCGACCACCAAGTGAGCGACATGTTTCGGAACGATAATATCGTCCCCATACACGTATACTCCCTCGGTAGCTCGCGAGTACTCCTCGCTGTGAACTCCGCGTCTGAGAAAGGTCGTATAAGGCGCCTGACTAGTGGCAATAATTGCCACTACGACAGACGCAAACACGATCGACTCGACCGGAAAACACAGTGCACTACCCATAGGCGCAAAAGCCCGTAAAGGGACAATTGTGCCGTCAGGCATGATCGAACACCGGGATCTCAGGCCAAATAAGAGGGTTCGCCAATCTTCATCGAAGAGTTGGTGGACCACCTTTCGGCTCACGAGGTCACTGGCGTCTGACATGTCGATGGTAGCGAGGTCCAATGACTTACAGACCGTCGCATTGGTCTGTTGGTCAGTGAACCGTATAGGAGTCTCGGCTCGAAACTCCAAACGATCCATCATATACGCTGAAACACCGTGCTGCATATATTGTAGCAACATGGGTTCGGCGCTTATGACACGTTTACGCCGGAAATCCTTGGGAACAAGGATCACCCGCGCAAACAAACGGGGATCGTAGGAGAGACGTGGGAGCCCGTCAGCAACCATATGGTCGTTCAACGCTAGCATACCGGCAAAAGCCGAAGCATGCGGCGGGAGCGACCCGACGGTTGCCGACTTGTCAACGGGTTTTACCCGTTCGGCTACGGCTCCAGGACCATGGGCCCCTTTGAGGACCATATGATCCGGACAACGTCCGAGCCACTGGCGCACAAAGACCGCCGCGACCTCCCGCCAAGGGCGGGGAATGGACGCATTGGAGGTCCTTACGCGCTGTGCGTAGCTGGCCAAGATATCCTGGGTGTCAGGATTACCCTTTACACGCGTGAAGATTCCTGTAACTTGCCGATACCACTTTACGACCGAATGGTCGACGAGCGGTATTGGGTTAAGAACAGGGAAGCTCACAGACGTGCACGACAGATCACCGCGCGCCAAGCTTTCGCTCAACGCGCGATAATCATCGTACAAAGTCTCAAGTGTAGCGTCGCGAATCAATCGATACGCGGCGTCCAACACTCGGCGTGACCAAGGGCGGTTCTGCGGGAAATCCTTCCAGATTTCCTCGAGGACTCTGACTTGCCATTCTGTCAAACCTTTCCGGTTTGGGCGGATTACACCGCCGTTTTCTGGGTTTTGACGCCCAGCAGATGGTTTATTAGTCATCGTTGCCTCCTATTGGTTACGGCAAAATGTTGTCGATCAGACTGTCAGCATTTCTGGAAACCCAGTTGCTGCCAGACGTGGTAGACATCATGTTTGCCAGCCAAGACCAGACGTCTTTTAAATCGGCGTCGGTAAACACCCCAGCTCTCGGTACCGTCCACACGACAGTCGCAGAGCAAACATGCGCCACATTCGTGGTCGCATCTCGCTTCACGCGCTGTACAGTGATACGGTGTCGATCGCTGCCGTTCGAAGTCAGTGGCTTTGTCTCATTGGTGATTCTCATCACCACGGGCTCAGCTGCTGATCCAACGGTAGGTGCTACGTAAGTAGCTTCCGTAGAGGTGTTGCCCTGCAACTGAAAGTCAGTTGTAGAGCCACTGGAGCCAATCAGTGACCAAGTTACAGTCATTGCCATAGTTATCTCCTTTATCAAGGGGATGATTGTGGTGGGCCTAAGCCCATGATATGCCGGCAGGTCACTAATCCGGAGGTCTCATTTACGCTCTAACCAAAGCGTAAGGAGAGCCCCACCGGTTACTGCCTGCCGGACGGAGTAACGTGCTCGCCCGCCTTCCAACCAATACTCTTTGGTCGGAAGAAACCTAGGAAATCCCGCCTCGCGCTGGTAGTATACCAGGCGACGCCGAGATATGGGTTTAAAGGTACTGCAGACTTGGCTTTGGTAAGCGGGAGAACCCGATATACCATCGCCACTCATCTGCTGACCAAAACCCCATATATCGTTGTAATTAGGCGAGAATTCGCAATTCGTGTCTACAGTATATTTAAGACTGTAGCACGCGTCGCGCCACGCTATGATGTGCGATAGCTGCCTGGCCTCGCGATACGCAGGTATGCGATCAAGCATACCTGAGATATTGCTAAACCAGTCAACTACGAAAGACAAGGGAATCGCTTCCCATGCCGCCCTAGGGATATTTTCCAATCCCAGAGCCCCGGCCCAGTATCTACCTGTCAGGTTGCTCTTTACTTCCGTAAAGAAGCTAGCCTGCACGGTAGCCCTGTAGTCGGTCACATCAGTGTGGACCCAGGTTTGGCTCAAATTTGCTAGAGGCTTTGGTCGTGGCGCGGATGTGCCTGACACCTTAACAGGTGCCGAGGCGCGAACGCGCCGCCATTGCCCCGAGTATCTTTGAGCCGCTTGCACTCGGCGATCCATATTGAGTATCGCCTCAAAGAATGAGGTGATATCAATACCCAGCTGACGTATACCAAACTGATAAGAAAGGTATAGGTCGCTGAGGGTTAATAGGGTCTTACCGAGTGTGGGCACATATCGCGACAACCGTCGTGATATGGAGCGGGCCATTTTAAGCGTTTGAGGGAGACTAACGAGAGTATCGAGGGACTGAATGTCCCCGACGACTTCGTTGGCGGCGTAGGAGAAGAGATTCTCCATCGCCACGAACCAATCTGGTTCGACCGAGTATTTGCCGAGAGGCGGAATATACCACCGCTGCCCGGCGTATCCTCGAGTTCCGACGCAACGGAAGATAGCAGTATAGTGTATCGTTTGATACGCTGTCCTGATACTCCATCGCACAGTGTCCTCACACGGCAGAAATTCTGCCGAGGTCCGCTTATGCAAGCAAGGATTTATACGTCCACGTCCCATACGGTCCGTGATGGTGCTAGTATAAGTAGAGGCTCCCGCGGTTTCGCGGTAAGCGTAGCTTTTACTAGTTCCACCGACGGGCTGTACGATCTTCTCAGCTGAGCTGATCGAGGTCATACAATATGACCTGGTTCGTGTGCGCATGGAATCCTCCTTGATTGTGGCCGAGCGCTCCCCC